CCGAGAAGAAGCATTGGCAGTTTGTTACCGGGATGCAGCAGGACTTCGTCAAGTACCATCAGCGGTACGACGAACTCGTGAAGAACGGCGAGACGCCGCTTAGAGCCGCCGAGATCGCCGGGGCAGAGGTCGCGGGACGGACGGCGCCTGCGGCTGCAAAACCGGAAGCGGCGGCGAAACCACCACTGGCGCCGAAACCTCCTAAGCCACCGACAGTAGCCGAGCAGGCATACGCCGACAAGCATGGGCTCGACGCATCTAAACTGACCGCCGAGCAGAAGATCAAAGCGGTACACGAAGCACGCGAGGCGGAGCGATTGAGCCCACAGAAGAATGGGGCCGGAGCCGACCCGGATGTCAAGTTCTCCGACGACGGACTACGCTCTCTTGCTCGCACGTCGCTTATCACCAAGCACGACCCGAACTTTGGAACCAGGAACCCGAAGCTGAACGCACGCTATCTCGCTGTGAAGGGCGAGGAAACAGAGAAAATGGGCGGGCCGCAAGGTGTCGCGGCGATGCAGGCCAAGTACGCGGGAGAGTCTCACAATTTCTCCAAGTTGATTTCGTTGCAGAGCCAAATGCGCGCGGCAAAGTCGGGAACCGATTTGGAGATCGATCGTCTAAAGCGGTTGAGTCAGAATGTACCGCTCGGATCGGTAGCCAAGTACAATAGCTTGGAGCAATTCCTTTCCGCCAATCTGAGCGACAACCCGGATCTGGCCCGCTTCCGTGAGGCGTTGGTTGCCGCGCGTTACCGTTACAACAGCATGATCTCTTCGTTCCGTGGCAGTGGCGGATCGGCAACCAACCAGGTCAGAAGCGAGACCGCCGAAGAGATCATTAATCGTAGTATGGCTCGCGGTGCCTTGAACGCGGCGGCTGACGAAATGAAAGTAGGACTCCAGAACGTAATGTCGGGACTGGATCAAGCCGTACAATCCGCCAGCGACGAACTCGCTGGCAAGGTGGGTAGCGGGGACGGCAAGAAGACGGACGATACCGGCGGCGGTCCTAAGATTGTTATCAAGAGCGTGAAGTAATCCGATATGCCCGAGCGGACCATCGAAGCAGAGATCGACGGTAAGAGCAGAACTATTGTCGCCGACATCCCAGACGGGTCTACGCCCGAGCAGGTTCAGAGCGCGGTAAGAGAGTATATTAAGGCAAACCCGATCCCAGAGGACAAGAAGCCCGAGCCTGGTTTCTGGTCTAAGCTCGGATCGCAAGCCAAGGATTTTGCCGGTACAATCACCTCCGATATCGCGTCTATACCTGGCGCAGTGAACCAAGCCTTCTACCACCCCATAGATACAATTCGTGGGATTGGCGAGTCTCAAGGCGGTGAATACGAAGCTTCAAAGGAAGCCTTCAAGAAGGGTCAGATTGGCGAAGGCATCCGTCGTGGAATAGGTTACGCGATCCCGTTCGCCGGACCTCAGTTATCGCAAGCTGGAACGGAAGCCGAGAGCGGCCAGTACGGGAAGTCTCTCGCTCATACATTGGAGTTGACCCCCGCTCCCGAAGCCGCGATGAAAGGTCTTGCGTCTTTGGGGCGGCGCGCTCTTGGACCGGCCTCTAAAGCTACCGCTCGATCTATTTACGAAGCCGAGCTTAGACCCAGCGCCAAGATATCGCTCGCGCAGCGCAAAGAATTGGTCGAGCGCGGTCTCAAAGGTAAACTGCCTATCGAAGAGAAGTCGCTGACCCGATTGCAGCCCGAGATCGAAGCCAACAAGCAAGCGATAGATACTCTGACGAAAGATCCAGCGTCTCCCTACAGTGGCCGTTCCGTACCCGTGGCGGATGTTCTGATGCCCGTGGACAAATTCATTACCCGTGTAGCTCGTGTCGATCCGGCGCAAGCCAAACTGCTGATGAAGAAAAGGGCCACTTGGGCGAGTAGCTTGGGTGGCGGTACCGATACGACGGTTGCAGCGGCACAACAACTAAAAGAGGACTTCTATGCCGTGATAAACAGCGGCGCCTATGCAGATGCGGCCGAGCCGGGTACGCTGACGGCGGGAAGGAAACTTGCTGCTAGGGGGATGAAGAAAGCGATCGAGGACGCTATTCCAGAGGAGCCGATTCGAGCGATCAATCACGCAATCGAGAACGATATCCGGCTCAAGGATGCGATTACGAGCGCGATCAAGAAACATCCCTCGTGGATCAACGACTGGGGTGTTTTCGTTCTGGGAGCCGGTGCCGGTGAAGCGGTGTCCGGCCATTTGCTAGGTGGCGGTGCAACCGCCATAGCGGCGCTTACTCGCATGGCGGCCCGAAATCCTCGGATTATGAGTAGGTTGGCAATAGCTTTGGATCGAAGTGGAATGCTCGCGCTTGGACCGGCAGTTAGAAGTACGGTGACGGCAGGCAGGTTGGCAGAAGTCGGAACTGGACAGCGAGAAACGGCGGAGCGGCCAGACTAAGCTCAGAGTATGCCACGCAGGCTAAAATCGAAGTATAGGCTGAACCTTTATGAATGGATTGAACGCACCGCCAGCGCAGCCTGCTTCCCCGCCTCTTCCTCCTACTACGACCAGTCAGCAGGACCTTACAACCGCCGGTCAGCGCCGGATCAATCTGCTTTGGGAGTACACCCAAGCAATTATCGCTATTATCGTAACCGTTTGTACGATGGCTGCCGGGGCCTACGCTACCTTCAACAAGAGCGAGACCCCGCCAGTACTCAACATCTCGTTTGGAATGGTAATTGGTTTTTACTTTTCGCGCACCAATCACGCGGCAATTGGCGGCGCGGGTCCAAAGCCAAACGAGACGCAGCAGTACGAAGGACGATAGCGCTTGGTCCGACTGGCTCGTTAGTCCAGGTCGAACGGATTGATCTTGGCGTTGAGGAACGGCTTCGAGTCTACGTACGATTCCGCGATCTGCTCGGCGGTCACCCCGAGAGCGAGCAGCCGTTCCTTCGAGAGAGTCTTGCGGGTGGTGTACCCGTAATACTCGAAGCAGTTCAGTCCGTGCCGGATACCGGGCAGTGAGTAGGCTTCGCAGATCGCAGCCAGACTCTCTTTTAACTCCGCCGCTTCTTCTTCGAGTTCGGATATCTTAACTTTCAGGTTCGTCGCAGTCTGAAGCATGGCGACGGCTTCCTCGAAAGTATCCTGGTCAGATATCTTGCTTGCGAGCGGGATCTTCGAGTTCGATGCGCTGCGCAGCCGCGGCGCCTTCGTGGATTCAGTATTCGCAGTTGTCATGATTACCTTCCCGAGATCCTAGTCTCTTCGTAGATTTCGACTCCCGGCCACGCCTTCACAGTGTCCGGTTCCTGCTTGAAGATCATGTCGATCGCTTCGGTATTTGGCTGGACGGCAATAGAAGGAACCGTACCCGCCGCTACAGCCGTGATGAACTTCTGCTGGTTACCGATACGCCAGTGCCGTACGACAGTGACACGGCTACCAGCAGCCTTGACAGCTTTGGGAGCCGGAGCTGTCGCAGCAGCACGCAGCGTCTCTTGTCTCTGCCGCTCCAACTCTTCCTGTTGCTCTCGGAGCGCACGCTCTCGTTCCGCTGCTTCGGCACGTTGCTGTTTGGTTAGCGCTTCGGATACTTTGCGTTCGGCTTCCTGTCGCTCGCGCTCAATCCGTTCCTGCTCACGGCGCACGCGATCTTCTTCCTCTCGCTTCAGCCGCTCCGCTTCTTCTCGTTTGTGGCGCTCCGCTTCCTGCCACGCGGCCATCTTCTGTTTGACTTGCTTCTCCGCCTTTTCGAGTGGTGAGTCAAGATCGGCGAGTAACTGTCTGCGTGCTTCATAGAGTTTGTCGAGCCCGGCACGGATCGGTTTTATGATCGTGTCGAGACGCGACTCGATCAGCGATGCCACGGATCTTCTAGCCGACCGGATCTTGAATAGGATCAGGTCGGCGTTTTGGTACCCGGATTGGTCAGTGATGACTACAGCGTTCGCGGCTCCGGTAGCGGTTTGGACTTCGGTTTGCCCGGCCTGACGTATCTCGACCAAGGCGGTAGATGTAGTGTCTTCGGTAATAACGGTCGGTTGCATCTGCTTACTCCTTTACGTGCCAGCGGTCCAGTATCTCGCAATCGGATTTGATCGGCGTGCGCCACAGCCGCTCGCCGGTCTCTCTATCGTCCATCACATGATCGAAGACGTGCTGTACGATCTCACCGACCTCTGCGGCATAGTCTTCTTCTACCTCCGCGATGATTTGGTCATGTATCGAGAGCAGAGCTTCAATCCGAACACTAAGCGAGCGCAAGTGGTCGAACTCGTCTTCGCACTCGGCCATCGCGAGCTTCGTCTGTTCGGCGTTAGAGGCGGTCACGGCGAAGTTCTGGGCCTCGCGCAGACCCTCGCTGACTTTCCAGAACAGGGAGGATCGTACCTGTGGGATGTAACGTACACGTCCCCATGGGTCCCAGACGAACCCGTACCTGCGCGCCCGGTAGTACTGCGTCTCGAAGTACGGCTGCACTTCCGGGTAGGCGGCGTGCCAGGAGGCGATGAACTGCTTGCACCAGTCCTCGGTAAGCCAGTCGGGCGGCGGCATCGAGGCGGCCCAGTAATCAGTGACCAGTTGCGCATACAGTCCCTTCTCGGTAGTCCCGTTCTGGATTCCGAAATTTACGCGCTTGCTCGGGAGCCGATGCTTGTACTTATCCACTTGAGCAGGGTCCGCGATCCCGAATGCCTTCATGGCGGTCGATTGGTGGATATCACCATCAGCGAGGTAGACCGAGATCATGGAGCGGGCGGCGGCCAGGTGGGCCAGGTCGCGTATCTCCATCTGCGAGAAGTCCACGCTCACGATCTTGTATCCAGGAGATCCAATAAAGGCAGCGCGAATACGAGAGCCAATGTCGCTCCGAATCGGTATGGTCTGAAGTGGCGGCTTCTTACACTGGATGCGTCCGGTGATCGCCCGTGTCGTCAGCCATGTTGTGTGCAAGCGGCGTGTAGGTTCTACATGAGCCAATTCGCAGATCGGGCAGCAGGGTCCGCGAGGATGCAGGATAGCCGTTTGTGGCAGCGTGTCACAGTAGGTCGTCTTGAGTTTCTGACGTTCCCGATATTGCTGTATGAGCGGTATAACCGGGTGCTGGTCATGCACCATTTCTAAGTTCTTGCGGCTGGTCGAGACCTTGCCGGTGGATGTCGTCTTCAGTTTCTTGCCCTGCCCGACTTTCAAGAGGTCGAATAGCAAGACCCGGATCTGCTCTGCCGATGCTGCGTTTATAGTCACCGACCCTTCCGCTTCCTCGATCTCGGCGGCGGCCGTCGCGAATCGGTCAAGCGCATCGGGAGGGATGTAGGAGGCGATGTCCTTCTGGAGCCCGGCCATCTCGCGTCCGAACTCGGAAGAGAGTTCCTGGAGGTAGGGAACATCCACTGCTACTCCCACTCTGCTCATTCGATTGGTCTGTGGGAGTATCGATAGGTCTAGACGGCGTATGTTCTCAAGATCCGGCTGGCCTGGAAGCGTGATTCCGTTATAGAGCGGCATCTTACTCTTCAGTAATACTGTTTACAATTTTGCTGGAGCAATCGTTACAGCCTTCCGTATACAACCACGCAGCCTCACAGTCAGGTCTATGCACATTGTTGGTTATGCGACATAGTTCTGCACAATCCCTACGCGCTTCTTGATCTATCTCCACCAACAAGGAATCAAGAGCAGCGATATCCACTACATCGCAGTGGTAAGTTGTATTTCTAAGTAACTCTTCTGCTCTTTCATGAATCGCTTGCGACCGTTCTTTTGTCATAAGTCTCTGTCCCCCGTATATATCTTGAACGCACCATCTCGACGCCTCGCCAGTTCTACAGCCACTCTGCCACACCAATCTGCGTCCCCGACCGCGTACCTCACAGCTTCAGCCATCGAGCAGTTCCCGATTCCGAGAATGGGGTAGCGACCGGCTCGCGCTTCGACGTGCGTGACCATCCATTCGTTCAAGGGATCATGCCAGAAGGCATCCAGCCGCTCCCAAGGATCATACTCCGAGTTCACGTCCGTGAGCCGCAGGCAGCGCGTCAGCAGCGATTCGAGCGGTCCCTTCGAGACCTTCTCGCGCACCTTGGTTTTGAGTTGGATTCGCTCAGTAAACGATAGGTCGGCCTGCGCGATCTGGATTGCCTCCAGCATCCAGTTCTGGAGCGCGAGAACCGAGGCGGGACGGACTGTCTCTTCGTAAGAGGTCATGGTGTGGCGGAAGAGACGGTAGGCGAGCGCCTTGAGCCCTTGCGGTAAGTTTCCTAAGTGAAACGCTTCCTGCATGGTGTCGCGGTACCTAAGCACCCGTACCAGCATCCTTCTCATCTCTTCAAGGTCGTGCGCGGCATGGTGCATCGCAATATCCCAGCACCATAAACCAGAGTTGAGCCAGAAGTCTAAGGCGTCCAGTCCTTCCCGGTCATCAGCGCGAATTAGGATTCCGGTTTGGGGCTTGAAACTGACCTGCACCGACCAAGGCTTGCCGCCGTGACTTTCAGTGTCGAGTGCCGGTTGTGAGGAGTCGTTAGCGATGTTACAGTACTCGTTGACGGCATGGGCGCCACGGACGTAACGATAATCGACAGGCTCGGGCTTTGGGTCTTCTGTGAACACATCGAACCCGCGATGGTTCATGTCGATCTTGCCGTGCAGCCGGGTCCAATCGTCGATACACACTGTCATCCATTTCGATTCGTGCAGGCCGATGCTCGGGTGGTACATCGGTACCAGCCAGCCTTCCCAGCCGAACAGCGTCCCGACCTTGCTGGTTGGCTGCGGAATACCGTGGTGCAAATCTAGCCGTATCCCTGGGACCAGAGAGCAGGCCGTAGACCCCAGCAGCAGGATCACTTCGGGCTTGGTGCGCCGGATCTCTTCAGGCAGATGGTGTGGCGCACAGTGAGCCACTTCCTTGTCGGTCGGCGTCTTGTTATTGTCGGCGCCGCAGAGAACACAGTTAGTCACGCGAACTTCTGATCTGTCCAGACCGGCTAACGGTAAATATAATTCGTCAAATTCTTGCCCTGTTTTACCACAAAAAGGTCTCCCAATTTGATTTTCTACTTGCCCTGGACGTTCACCTATACACAAGACCTTAGCGGGTTGCGGACCATCCCCGCTAATAGCACGATGCGTACACTTGCACTCTGGACACGGATCTCTCCAACTCATCCAGATCGCCTCCACAAACCACGCTGGATAAACCCTACCCATGTTACACTTACGTGATGTTTTTGGGATAATTCAGCGCGTGTTAACTGCGCACTGCAAATGTCTTCTACCTGCGCGGTAGTCAATCTCGCATTACCATTACGTAGAGCTTTCGGACGGGAATCTGGGTGGTTCTGCATCCCATGTCTGCCTTTACGCACCGAATCGCTCATATTGTCTTGTCGTGTTCCGTAAAAGTGATGGAACGGATTGCAACACGGTGGGTTGTCGCAGTGATGACAAGTGTGCAGTTCGATAGGTTCGGGTAGACCTTTAACCAAGTACGATGCGATAGGATGAGCAAGTACACTAATATCCTGAATCGAAAATGTTCCGTACCTTCTGTCTGTTATTGCTCCCAACCACAACCAACAGTCGTCTGTTCCTTGAACATCGACCTTAGACCAAAAGCGTTTGATATCCGCTTCGGTCAAGCTCAATACGATTGGGTTCATTGTTTCGCCTTCTCTACCTGAACGACTCCCAGTAATCGTTCCTCGTTGATGAAGACCTTGACCTTCGCGCCGCCATTGGCTTTCGACTCCGTCTCGGCCCACGCGAATATCTGCGCCTCGCTTTGCGCGAACCCCTGGATAGGATGACCGTCCCGCTCCACATCCACCACGACCGCACGGTACCTCATCATTTGTGATTCCCCCTCAGCCAATCGACGATCTTCGCCGCCGACTGCTTGCTGAAATGCTTCACGCCACCCTTGCGATCCGTCCACTCTAACCGTCTCCATTCGCGCTCATCCGCCAAGCACATCTCGGCGGGCGAACTAAAATACTTCCCTACGTCCCACGCTTTCGCATCGATCCCAGGTATCTGCGCCGCAAGCAGCGTAACCGGGTTCGGGTCTCCCTGGTGGATCGTGACCGCGCCGCGCCTCTGCGCCCCCGGCATGTTCGTGAACAGCGTGTCGTGGCTCTTGTGCAGGTCGTAGTCTTTCTGCCACCAGTAATACCGGCTCGCGTACAGGTGCGCCGTCTCGGCTGTCGATCCGGTTCTCCAGCATGGGACGCCACCACACTCGTACTGCGAATAGAGATAGGAGTCCAGTTGCCGGTAGCTGATCCCACTGCCGCGAAAGAACAGGGTTTGCCATCCGCACCCGCGAGAGGGTACCTCGATCGCGCCGTTCTCGCCAGGGCGCCAGAGCGACTCGATCACCAGCTCGACCCGGTCGTACAGCTTCCACATCTCGCGGATCTGGAACCCGGATAGACGCCTGTCGGTCATGCACTGGAGCAGATCGTCCAGGTGCTTGCGCTCGTAACCGATCAGGAGTCCGCCGCTGGACTGGATGGCGAGGTCTCCGGCGTCGAGGCGGACGGTAGAGATCGGGAGTCCGAACCGGGACAAATGAGCCTGGATGCTGGAGTCCTCACGATCATCGATCAAGATAGACACAGCGCTCAGTTACCCCGGCTTCCCGGTTGACCCGGCATGATAATCCGGCTTTGCTGCCTGCGCTTCTCCTCCGCCTGCGCCTCTCGCTCTTTCATCTCGTACTCGGCTCGCTCGACTCGCGCATCCTCGACTAACTGGTTCAATGCCTTAATGAACTCAGGAGAGCGTGTGGCCGGAGCGCGGAATCCGAATATCTTCTTAGCGAGTAAGTCAGCGAAGCAGACAGACGCAGCGAGTGAGTTCTTATGGACGTTCATACCCCTGTAGTGGTTGATCTGTTCGAGGAGCGCCTGGTCGAACTGGTTGGCGGTGATCCGTTCTTTCTGTTTCACTTACTCGTCCTCCTGATCGTACAAGTGATCGTAGTACGCCTGGTCGGCTCTGGTGTCCGCATCCTCGTAGTCTTCGGCTACGAACCGGTCGCACTCACACCCGACGACCTGACAGGCACCGTGACAGCCGTTATCGTCCGCGTGCTCGTCGTAGTCGTGACCGCAGTTGCAGGTGACGCTCATATCACTAGCTCCCCGAGGAAGTCGGGACCCGTGCCGCGCGCTATCCACGCGCAGGCGGCGGTGGAGTTCTCCAGCACATATAGGGGCGAGAGACTGAGCGTGTCCACGTACCGGCGAACCTCGATCCACTTGCGATCCGGGTTGTCCAAGATGTCGTAGTCGTGCCAGACAAACAATCCTCGCACGTCCGCGTCGAGCAGTGCATCAGTATCCCGCTTGACGCCTTCGTAGGCGTGGTCGCCGTCGATAAAGACCATGCCAACTTTCAGCTCCGAGATGAGTTCCGGTGTTATCCCGTTCGGAAGGTTAAAGAGTGCAACGTTGGGTTCCTTCCAAGCGAGTCTTCCGGCGAGCCCGAACACTGGAGTCTCGCCTATCTGTTCGGGAGCCAAGCCAGATATCGTGGTGCGGTCCACCGCGTAAACGGTCTTGCTCGGGTTGGTTCTCGCGAGTGCCTGCGTGGTGCGTCCGTAATTGCAGCCGATCTCTAAGACGTTGCCAGGGCAGTGTTGCGCGCACCAGCACAAGAACGCAATCTCGTGCGGGGCGGTATACTGTGGCGCGCTCGGGTCCACAGGCTGCGGGATCGAAGGTAGGTCTGCCGGTAAGTGTATGAGTTTGTAGTTGCTCATTTCGAGAACCCGTCCTTTCTACGCCGGGCCAGCACCCGGTCTTTCACGTCCCATGCTTCCTGCCGGTTCGTGTGCCGGTACACAGCGTCATCCGGTGCCATGCCGTTGAACCGGTGCCGGTGCTCGAAGTAGTACGGGAGCCCACGCACCACACTGTCACGTAGGGCGTACTCGGTGAAGTCATCGTCACTGCCGACTGAGATGTACTCCGGGTAGAGCAGTTCGCCGGCGCACCCGCCCCGGCCAGGGCGCTCATAGTAGGCGCGGGTGATTATGGGGTGGGTAATTAGCCGTGGTTGGAACTCGCAGCTCGGCCACACTACAGCCTCTTGGTTCACGTCTCCATTCAGCAAGTCGAGTATGCGTGTGTCCCAGTGATCGCAGGGGTACCAGTCGTCGGCTATCTCTACCAGAATGGAGCCGGTGGAGACGCGGGCGGCCAGGTTCCAAGCGTCCACAGTGCAGGGGCGGTCAAGATTTACGAGTTGCTGTATCCAGATACGCTCACGCCAGCAGGACACGTTAGGGCGCCGCTCCCTATCCCTGAAGTCGATCACCAGCAGGTACTCGCAGTTCTCCGGGTGATCGCACTTGTCCGCCCACTCCGCCGCGGCATCGCACCAGCCATGAGGAAGACGCGCGGTCGCGTGCAGCAGGCTGAAGGCTGGTCTAGCAATCGGCTTCTGCATCGAGCACCTCCTTGACCCAACAATCCACGTCCTGTTCGTACCCTGGAGGCAGATGCGAGGCGATCCGGTATCTGTTCCCGTAAGTGCCGTCCGAGGCGATCAGTCCGCGCGTCCACTCGTCCCAGCTAACCGGGTTCTCGTACGTACCACGTTCACGACCGATGTTCAGGGTGCGGGACAGGGACGGGTACAAGACCTTCAGGCCGTGCCGCTGGATGGTGAGGTTGACGCTCCAGTCCCAACCTACGCCTCCGTGCGGGGTCTCCGGTTTAAGGTTCCATTCAGGCAGCAGGTACTTGTTCCATGTATCGCGCGTGAAAGCCCAGCCCCATGGCGAGAACCGCATGTGCTCGCGCACCATGAGCGGGTGGTCTGGACAGCGTGAGTGCGAGTGCAGGCATAGGCAGGCGTACTGGCTCTGTTCTGGCAGGTCGTGGAACCAGTCGCACAGTTCGAGCGCATCCGGCGAAGGGACCACGTCGTCCTCGATTGCAACGATGAAGTCGTGGTTCCTGAAGAGTACGTCGTAGAGCCAGCGCGGATGCTCGTCTACTCCGAGTCGGCGGTAGTGTAAGAGCTTCACGTTCACACATGGGAACGAACGCGCGACCTTGGCTGTTTCCTTCTGGTGCTGGCCGTCGTCTACTGAGACGACCACTGTGTAGTCTTCGATACCTCGGCAAGCACTCAGAGCTGTAAGCGTCCGGTGCAGATAGTCCGGCCGGTTATAGGCGAGCACGGCGATAGCTTTCACGGGTTCCTCTGTCTAATCCGGTAGCACTGCCAGGCCAGCAGCAGCGCGAGAACTACGATCCAACTCATTTCAGACCCTCCAGTCTCGCGAGTGTAGATTCTACAATCTCGTTCGCGTCCCAGCAATAAGGCTTGTGTTGCCGGTAGCAGGTCAGACTGCGTCCGTACCAAGGTTGGCAGTCGTCCAGTAGCCCCCAGCGCCACTCTGACGCTACAGGGCGCAGGACCAGGGTAGGGATACCCAGCAGGCCAGCCAGGTGCGCGACGGCTGTATCGACAGTCAGTACGAAGTCGAGCGAGCACATATACTCGGCGGTCGCACGCCATGACGATTGCTTGTCGGGCTCATACTTCAGGCCGGTGGGCTGTGAGAACTCTTCTTTTCCGTACAAGTCTACCCCGGATGGAGACAGCGACAGGATCTCGCGGCTGGGAGACAGACGTTCGGCGATCACACTTGCGACCTCTACAGGCAGCGAGCGGATCGGACGCGGCGCCGAGTTCTCTTCGGCTCGCCAGCAGAAACCGACACGGAAAGATCTCGTCTTATCGCTCTTGCAGAGTGGTGGTGTATGTTCTACACGTGCCCAACCTTCCGTCCCGTTAGCTTCCGAGCAGCCGGGACAGTCGAATGCTATAGGCAGATCCGGTTCCGGTATATCCGCCCACGCCTTCATACCGAGTAGGCCCGGCAGGCTCAGTATGCTGGTTGCGTGGGGCCACTCACCGAACGTGATCTGATCGACGCCGACCAGGTAGAGGACATCGACGCCAAGAGCCTTCCAGTCGCAGAAGTCGTGCAGACGCTTGAAGACCATGAAGCCAAGCGAGCCGGTAACCAGGCCGCGCTGTTTGAGTAGCGGCAGCCAGCGCATGAACTGGAACACGTCTCCGTAGCCACCCTCGCACTGCACAAGCAGGTTCTCGACTGGCGTGCCGTCCCAGATCGCGCTACCCGGCCAGGGAGTCCAGGAGGGACCGAGACGGCCAGCTTCCCAGCAAGGCCACGCCGCCTCGAATTGACCGTGGCGCATCAGAGCGCAGGCAAGACCCATCGCGATAGTCTGGGATTCCTGAACTTGGCGCGCGTCCAAACCTTCGATGTTACGGGTGCGAGCCAGTTTCATCGCTGTCCGGTGGTAGCGCAGCGCCGAGTCGAACCGTCCGAGGTCCGTCTGGATCTGCCCGAGCGTATGCCAGACCGCCGGCTCCTTCTCGCGTTCGGGAAGCAGGGTTCTGGCTACCTCCAGGGCCATCTGGAGGAAGCCTTGCCGCCGGAGGGCGACCGCCGCACCGAGCCGTTCAAGGTATTGCTCGTCAGTCAGCAGACCGGCCATACCAGACCTCCGTGAGCGAGCAGTGGCTTCTTGATCGCGGAGCGGTCGGAGGCGTAAGTATCGCCCCATCTAACAGGGTGCGTTCGCAGGCAGACGCGGCAGCGGACGCGGCCGTTGACAGGCCATAGCAGGTCGTCGTGGGTCCAACGGCACCACCAGGAAAGCAGGGTCTCGATCATGATAGTTACCTCCGTTACTCCCAATCCTCAATCGAACTGTCCGGTCTCAGTTCTTTAGCGAGGTATTTGAACTCGACCATCTCGCCGCAGAGAAGGTGCTGTCCGTCCGTGCCCATGAGCGCGGCCCGGTCCTGGCACATGCGGATATCGAGCCAGAAGCCCTCGGCGACCGAGAAGTGAGTCTCCGCCAGGCAGTTCGACTCGTACCCGATCGGCTTGTATCCGGCTGGTTCGTCCCAGCCTTGAGCGACCTTCCCCACGTACGACTCTTTAGATTCCGCGGTGAAGACGATATGCTTGGTCTGAAGCGATTCCAGCAGCATCCGCATCTCGGTGTTCGGCGGCTCCCATGCGGTCTTCTCGGCGGAGAACCGAGCGGCGCGTCCGTAGTGAGCGCTGACTATGAGGTTGTACAGGACTGTCCCCGAGTCGATACCGATGGTCTGAATCTCCGGTATGTCCAGCATCGACCAGTAAGCCTGTTTGATCCGGTCCACCAGCGCGCGGTAGAACGCGATGGATTCTTCCCGGTTCATGAGCGCCAGTTCCATCGGGTTCTTGTAACGGAAGAACTCTTCCGGGTGCTTGGGCCACCACACCTTACGCGCCGGGTAGAGGTCGCGGAGGACCTGTTCGACGGTGGGCCGGACCTTACGCTGCAACGGGACCACGCCGAGACCGGGAGCGGTTGCCATGAGCCGGGTCTTGCCGGTGGTAGCCTTGCCGAAGACGGCGATAAAGAGCTTGTCCGGGGCGCCGATAGTCAGCGGCTCGAACTCGATCTTGGTGGACTTAGTGGTGGTGGTGTTTATCATTCGCTGTAACCCTCTCTAATCGCCGCCTCGCGGTTCCGTTCGATCATCTGCCGCATCTCGCCAAGCTCCTTACTGTTGAACCCGACCAGGAACTTCTGGTAGACCGGATCGGGGAACTCGAACGCGCTAATGACATGCCAGCGCACGACCTCGCAGCCGTACCCGAGGCAGTAGCCGGCGCCCTGCGCTACCCACAACCAGTGATTCTTGATGAGAGACTCGCCGGTCATGCGCTTCGCTCGCCGGAACTTGAACTCTTCGATTACGAACTGCGACGCACCGCTGTCGCTACCGAAGTCGGTCAGTTCGCTGATCCCGTCCGGCGTCATGATGACCGGCTCAGTCACTTCGCCCGGCTGCCAACTCATGTCCGGGTAGAGCGAGGCGAAGAACTCTTCGGATGCGATCCCGAGAGCCCAGCGCAACGGCATTTCCTCTTCAGCGATCTGGTCCAGGTAGGCTGAGATCCTGGCTGTCTGCGCGACGTACTTCAGCAAGCCGGACAGGTGTAGTCCGGGCGTGCGCCTGGGGGGCTGGATATACCCGGATGCGTCCAGTTCGCGAGGAAGCTGAACGCGCCGGAGCATATCTGTCCGTTCCAGGCGCACGACCGTTTCTGAGAGAAGTGTTGGCATAACTATCGACACCAACGTTGTTCCAATTCGGTAGCCAATCGGTCAAATTCTTCCTGATTACCTTTATTCATTGCCTGCAACAAAGCCTTTGCTTCTGGACCGATTGGGAAACCACACGCAAATTGCATGGTCCCATCATCCAACTTGACCAAACAGCCGTAAGTGTGAATGTGTTTCATACAATTAAAATCTCAGCTCGTACTGATTCCCCGCTCTGCCCTGTGCGGGACTGCGCCTCCATAACGGACGCCTCTGGACGTAGTACGGAAGTGGTACCTGTCTTCCTTTACCGGGATCTCCCCGCTCAACACATCCAAGCTGAGATATTTGTTCAGTCCGCTAGCTGGCGAACTGGATCTTGCCCTCGTCGGTGACCTCTAACAGTCCGAGAGCCTCGCCGGTCGCGGTCAGCCAGGACACATCGCCGAGCTGCTCCTGGACCGCCTTCTTCAGCTCCACTGGCACCGCCGGCTTGTGCTTGTTGATGCACATGAAGGCTTCGACCTTGAGCTTGGTGTCGTTAGCCAGAAGCGCGCCCTTCTTGGCCGGGGCGAGCGTATCGGTCAGAATGGCCGTCGCGATCTGCTCGGCGTCGAGATCGCTAGCGTCCGCAGCGGGAGCGGTGGTGGTTGCCGGGGCTGGTGCTCCATTCGGTTTGCCGGAGGCGGTAGCGGTGGCCTTGGCCTTGCCCTTCGCCGCCGGTTTCGCCGCTCCCTTCTCGTACGGGAAGGTCTTGATCTCGGTGACCACGAACACGGTCGGGTCGCTGGTCATGTCGTCGCGGAACTTCTTGCGCGTCTCGGTCTTGAAGAAGGCGTACAGCCCCACCAGATCGGTGAAGTACGTACGCTTCAGCACCGCCGGCTTGAATCCCCTCTCGACCAGCGATGCCGTGAACGACATCCACTTGGTCTTGTCATTGAGCTGGAACCCGTCCTGGACCGCGTAGAGGGTGTTCCCCTCCGCGCCCAGCTCGCCGGTCTTGTCGATCGGGTCGGCGTCCAGGTTCCCGTCCGGGTAGTCGCCCGGATGCGCGGCGTCGAGCATCCCGGTATCCCTGCTGGCGCGCTGGATTCCCAACAGCACTTCTTCGGACTGCGTCGCTGCCTTCTGGCCGTCCCCATCTATGTATCGCTGGATGGTGAGCTGTGCGTACAGTCCGGGAGGGTCCTGCGATCCGGCGGGCCGATTGCCGCTCGCTTCCTTGGTGGGCGGGAACTGGAACACCACCGCTTTCGCGTCGGTCACGACGCCCCAGCCGTCCGCGAACGATCCTTTGAAATGGAAAGCGTCTTCCGGGGCGCTTGAAATCTTTGGCATGTTAGTCAATCTCCTTCTAAGTTGGTTTGGTTGTTGGTTGGTTGGTTGCATTCACTCGCGGCGGCGCCGGGGGTACCGCCGCAACCGTGAAAATACGAAAGCCTGGAGGACAATAAGAGCGGCCTTCGGGACCGCAGAGCTGCTTACAGGCGTTATCGAGCAGAAAGGTTTCGGCGCGATCAGTAGCACTGCGAACAGGGCGGCCGCGCATCTGCACGACCTTTTGGGCGGCGTAGTGGAGGCGGTAACCGGGGATTTGCGCGCAACGTTCCTTGATTACACGCTGGGTTTCGTTCGGGAACGGGAACTTGAGGACGATCTGGTACTCGCATTGGTCTTCGGGGAAGTCGAAGCCTTCTTCGACACTCGGCGTAACGAGGATGACCCCATAATCAGCAGCCCGGAATCGCTCCAGGCAAGTGGCAAGCTCACTTCCCTTCGAGTTCCAGATGAATCGTCCAGCGTGACGTGAATGTTGCAGGGCTCTTTGTCCGCGAGCATAACTAACAGTGTGGACGATGCCCTTGCGGTCCAAACGTCGATCGATAATCGCGTCCATCGCTTCGATGACCGCCTGGTAGTCTTCATCGGTACTCCTCCACGACAACTTCCTGGTTGGGATATGGTAGACCGGCGCGTTCGAGGGCGGGAAGACCGCGCCCCAAGAGCGATAGTCATAGGGAACGTCAGAGGGTAAGGTTAGGCGCAGGACGAACTCGTTCAGGCTGGCGCTCATCAAGAGCACGCGCGGGACCCCGCTGAACAATGCCTTGGTGTAGGCCGAGAGCCTGACCGGCTCGAAGGTAACCGCGCCGTGGTCGTCGAACTGCCATACGAAGTTTCCGCTCATGCGCGTGATACGGTAGCAACGCGCGCACAGATCCTTATCGTCGTCGTCCTCGCTGTCGAATAACTTGTCGTACTTCTCTTTGGCCCACTTCTTCCACCCTTCCGGGTCGTCCTCCGACATCGCGCCGTCGCGCGAGAAGCCGGCGCCGGACTTGCCCAGCTCGCTCGCGTAGAGCTTGACCGAGGCGAAGTTACCGAGCTGGGATTCGAGCGCGTGCGCCTCGTCGCAGATCAGCAGTCCGACTGGCCGTCCGTCGCGTTCGAGCGCCTTCGCGTTGTGCTTGCGCGCGTGCAGCCAGTACGAATAGTTGGTGATGATGAGGTCCGCGTCTCTGGCATCCTCGACCGCGTTGGTGTAGTCGCAGCCGGTCGTATTGGAGACGCTGCACTTCTCTTCGTATCCGCGGTCGCAATTGCCATAGTTGGGGCACTTGTAGTTCGCACGACCTCGAATGTCCACCATGCCCATCGGGAAGCCATCGCGCAAGACTTGTTCCTGGAGCGCCTTCGTAGCGACGAGATAGACGGCTTTCACGCCCAGTAGCTTGGCAAGCGAGAGCCCGATCGCTGTTTTACCCGCGCCGGTTGGCAGGCAGGCGGCGGAGACGGAGGCACCGGAGGCACCACAGTCGTTCAGGAGCCAATCCAGACACTCGCGCTGAGGGAGGCGATAGCTGGAGAACTTCTCCGGTAGCCCCAGGTCGGCGGGGGTCAAAGAGTCGAAGATGGAATCGGGAGCCATCGGTCAGAATCTATCCTACCCTAGCGATCTTGATTTGTCAATGTCATAATTCAATCTTCCCATCCGGTACGCAGGAGTGCTTGCGCGCTCTCGCTCAGTAACCATAGTCCGCCGCCATCCGACCGGTCGCACGCCACGAGGCCATGCATACGCAGGTCTTCAAGTGTCCGGCGCGTGGCGTTGACCGATATCCCGATCTCGTGCGATATCTCACTGAGCCCGCGCGATCCCTGTTCGAGCATGTGAATCGCCGCGCTCCTGGTCGCAGGCATCGAATCCATCGCGCACTGCGCCAAGACCTTCCCGATCTCGGCCGGTGTACATCCTACACGCTCCATTCCGCGCAACAACTGTGCAAAGGTATTTGCCAGGCGCGGACCCAGAGCCGAGCGTGTAATTCCGCTGATCTCGTTCTTGGCGTACCTGTCTCTCTGCACACCAGACCGTCCGCGTGCGCAGAACTGCGCCAGGGCCATGATCCGGCGCTTCTCGCTCTCCAGTAGCGGCCGTGGCGACTGTGTCTCATGCCAGTTCAGGTCCATCTCGACCGACCATATCTGGAACAGATCGGCGATCCGATCCGTCTTATCGGTCCCGTCCGGGTTGTCGAGTGCGCTCGCGATCTCGTGATACCCGGTCGATACCGGATAGCGGTAGTAAACGCAGCGCTCGCCCATCTCGGCGTTCGCCTGCTGGTTGTCCGGGTGGTCGATCACGTCCGTGCAGGCGGCCAGGAAACCGATCCGGCCACGGTAGGAGAGAGTCTTGCCGCCGTCTGTCCCGACCTCGCGCTGATAGTGCTGGTCGTGCAGCATCCCGATCGCACCCAACGTCTGTCTACTGGAGGCAGCGTCAGCAGCGAGGACGGTCCTGGCGAAGTCGAGCATGACGAGCGCGCCGCGGTGGAACCCCGAGTCGTCCGAGATCATGTCGCAGAGCATCCCACCCGTCGCGTCCTGCGCCTTGTCTTTCGCGCGAGTACCCGAGAGCATGGCGGCCTTGCCGGATAGATCGCCGCACTCGCGGATACCTGGCAGCCCCAGCAGTGGCTTCAGTAACTCAGTCTTCCCGCTCTCCGGTGGTCCGATCAGCATCAGCCAGACCGGGTAGCCGCGCATACTGTTAGCGATGAGGGCGCCGCAGACGGCATAGAGCGGAGACGGATCTGGGAAGTAGAGGAGGGACTGGATCGCGGAGGCGAGCCTGTGTATTGGCGTGCGCGGGTTCGCGAGCGGTGAGTTGGTACTGCTGACCAGGAACGGGCGGGCGCGCCCTAACTTACCATTCGACGATGATCTGTCCGACGATGATCTGTCCGATGGCAGTTCGAGTGGCGGTTCGAGCGAGTTGTGACCGAGCGCGGCGGCTTCTCGATTCACTTACAAAGTCCAGGTAACGGAAATGAAATAGACGACAGGGACGAACCTAGCACTAACTGACCAGATAGTGCAATAGGTAAGTGAGATTTACTTGCGCGCGGTCTTCTTCTTTGCGGTCGGCTTCTTGGGAGCGGGCTTCGCTTTAGCTTTCGACAGTGCTGCGTTGCGACGAGCCTGCTTCGACGCCTTCGCGGTCTTCTTGACCGCCTTCGTCACTTTCGCCGCCGGCTTGTGTACCAGATGCGCCGTCTTCTCCAGTTGCGCCTCGACCAACTGCGCGATCTGGTTCCAGTGACCGAGCACTTCCTTGTCTCCGGCATCCCCTCTCCACCACTGTTCCGATAGAACGGTGACGAAGTTGCGCATGATATCCGGGTAGGCCGGCGACTTCATCTGGTCGTAGATCCGGCGGAGATCAGGAACTCCACGCTGAAGCGTCTTGCCGGTAGCGCGCTCGGCTTTCTCTTCCTTCGCCGCTTGCTTCACATGGCGCGTCTCGACCTTCGCTTTCTTCTCCGCCGCGACCCGCTCCTTGTGCTTGCGTTGCTCCTGTTTCATCCATTCCGGGGTTTTGACCCGGTCAGAAGGCTTCGAGGTCGCCTGCTGGGATGCCCCGCGCCGCGCATTAGCTCTTGCTGGTGCCTCTGACGGCGAATCCGGCGTACTTGGCGGCTCGGCGGCGCTTTCTAACGGCTGGGAGGGCGATTCGGCTTCCGCGATCTCTGCCGCCCGCTCCAGGACCTTGCCTGCCTTCTCGGGCTTGACGTGCGAGAGGGTGTAGAACGCGGCCTCGGCCCCGACCTCGCCGCTCGCCACTTGTGCCAGCAGCCGGTCGTAGGCGTCCGTGTCCATGCCCTCGGGAGGCGCGAGCAGTTTGTCGTGCTGGCTGACCTGCGCTCGACTCACTCCGAGGTAGGCTGCGACTTCCTTCGTGCCTTCCCACGAGTTCAGCTTGCGCAGCTCGGCGCACAGGTGCGCGAACTGGACGTGCGAGAGTCCCTTGCGCTTGAGGTTCGCGTGGATCGCGAGCCGGAGCGGGTCCACGTCTCCGGTCACCACGGCGCAGGCCAGGCTGAATGGCTGTTCGTCGGTGTCGAGCGTGAGCGCGGCCTTCCAGCGCCGGTAGCCGTCGATCAGCCAGTAACCATCCGCGCGCCTCTCGACGATCACCGGGACGATCTGGCCGAGTTCGCGCAGGTCTTTCGCCAGTTCGGAGAGCGATGCCTCGGAATCGGCGGTCTCCGGGCCGGGACGCGCGGCATGGACGTGCACCGGGTCGATGCGGATCTGCTCGGGACGCAGCAGGACGAACGGGGAATCGCCTGCGGGGGACAGGGCTTGGTTTTCAGCCGACTCGTTTCCAGGCAGGCTTACTGCCGGGTTTTCGCTTACGACGGTTTCGACTCTTGGCATTTTCGACCTCTGGCTCCGATTTCGTTTTCGTTTTCTTCCGCGCCTGGTAGAGCAGCGCGACCTGATCGAGCGTCCAGCCCATCAGCGCAGCCAGTCTCTCCGCCACGGCCATCGACGGTTTGTTGTGGCCGTTCATGATCCGGCCCACGTAGGTGGGCGAGATGCCAAGGGCTTGTCCGAGAACCTGGTAGTTCAGGTCTTGGAACAGGCGAGGCTTGGCCCCACGGGCGGATATGGCGCGGCGCGGCACGATCTTGGACGGCGCCGGTACGAGCGGGTTGGAGTGCTCAGTCAACACGGACAGTATCGCATATCGGGATTTCAGCAGTCAAGAATAAAGTTGAGGACCCGAGCAGCCGATGGCGCCGCGGTCGAGATCGAGGAATCGGAGGGACGCTTGTAGAGCCTACACGGAACATGGTCATCTACTCTATACATCGCTTTGAATGGCTCCCACCCTAACACAAGAGATTTCCCCTCCTGATACGTGTGCTCTCTTACTACTACGGAGGGATTCTTCTGTGTTAGGGGTGGATTGACTTAGGATGATGTATAGAGTAGACTGCTTACATGAGTAAGTCTATTGTTTTCATAGCCGGTCAGAAATTGGCAGGAACCATGCTTACTGTACTGGGTCCCGTGAACGATACTTGGCGTGTGGTGGAATGCCTGTGTGACTGTGGCAACATTGTCCAGCTTCCGTACCAGCAGCTCTACTACGGGAAGTATTCTTGCGGGTGTACGAGACGTGGCCGCAAGTGCATCTTCCATCTTGGGGATCGCGTCGAAGGGACAATGCTTACGATTGTGCGGCCTCTTCGACCGGATTCCTGGCGCATCGTCGTCTGTAAATGCGATTGCGGAAAAGTAGTCGAACTGCTCTACAACACGTTGTTCAGCGGACGCTACTCGTGCGGTTGCACCAGGAAAACACGTACCGATGCGGTCGATTATACGGGCATGACGGTCCACAACGGCAAGGGCAATCGAGGGTATGGCCGGCGTATCACGATCCTCTACCAAAATGAGGAGCAGCGCTGGGTGTACGTATGCGAGTGTTGTGCCGAGACCTTTGTGCTGCCTCGGGGCATGGAGCGGGGGATCAAGGCGGGACTCAAGGATATCGCTGTCGAGACCTGCCCGAACTTCAAGGAATACTATCCTGCCGATCACATTGAGCGGTTGCACAACGCCTACATGGCAGAGTACGGCGTAAGCCTGTTCTATTTATACAGGCTTACCACCGGCGCGTCGAGGGACCGGTTGGCGGAGGAACTCGCTCCTTACTACGAGCGCAGGAACGTAAAGTACAAACGGCGCGGTGGGGTCAGCGGGTTCTACGGGTTCCCAACCAAGTCAGCCCCAAAATCCGACGCCAATAGTTTCATCGTGGCCGACGACACCGTTACTGAGCTTGTGCCGGTAGACCCGGACGGATTCACGGAGCTTGATAGTGCCGCCGCCGTCGGTGTAGAGCCTACAAGCGAATGAAGTCGCCGGCGTTCGCCTCTTCGCCGGTCTGGGTGTAGAGTTCGGTCGTTCGCGCGCTCGCGTGACCTAGCGAGTGCTGGATGACCTCTATCGGTGCGCCGCCCAGCCGGGCTAGTTTGGCGTGAGTCCGGCGCAGGTCGTGAGGGTTCAGGTCGGGTATTCCGATCGCGGCGCCGTAGCGCTGTACGATGTCGCGCACGGAGGTAGTAGAGAGCGAGCCGTTCAGAGAGCCTGAGAGCGAGAAAGAGCGGAGCAGTAGCAGGGGCTTGTTAGGCATATGCCTCCATGATCTTCTTACTAGCTTCGCGTGCTTCGGGAGGCATCGAACCTAACTCGAAGTTCCAGTCAGGATGTTCGGTTAGTGCCAGTTCTAAGATTCTCTTCGCGCGGCCGAAAGCCATGGTCTTCGACCCTAAGCCGCGCCCGCTCTTTACATGTGTCACGTTCCAGCCGGCCTTCGGTTTCACGACACTTTCGCCGTCTGTCCAATCGGACTTTGTGCCGTTCTGGGTTAGTGCTAGGCCGCAGCCACTCGGATGTGCAATGACCATACCTTCATCTCGCCGTTTCAGTCGTGCGTTGTAGTATGCTTCCGCGCTCCATTCGGCATCGAGCGGGTTTGGGTGCCAGCCGTTCGAGCGCTTATCGACTGGCGGTTTCGGAAAGTTCTTAACCGTTGCGGGAATCCGATGCGAGTCCTCTACTATGATCGTCGCGGCGAGCGCGATCAGTTCTGTCCGTTCGATTGGAGCCGGGTCCCAGACGGTAGCCCAATCGCGCGCTTCCGGGTGGCTCCTCTGGTATTCCCACCAATCGTCTACCGCTATGTGTGTCTGTCCGTCGTGGCTCACGCGCCACTGAAGCGAGCCGGAGTAGTCTAGCTTAGTCTCGTACTTGCGCTCCCACGAGAGCATGTAGTGGATGCCCGCCGCATCGCAGGCGAGCGCCAAGCGCAGAACGAACCGAGCCTGCGACGTGATCGGCTCAGGTTTGCGACAATGGCCATGTTCGTGCCGTCTCTCGACCGCCTTTATCCATGCTGTTGATCTGTGCATTGCTTTGTCTCCTCGATCCACTCCGCAATCAGTTGTGCCGCCCAGCCAGGAACGCTGACGCTCCTGACTCTGCCGCCCTTGCCTACCAGATTCCTGATAAGCATCCGGCCATCCCTGGTGACTAGCTGGTCGGTGGTTAGTGCCACGGCTTCAGCTCTCCGAAGTCCACACCCTACCAGGAGCGCGAGCAGACACCGGTCGCGTCGCCCGATAGCCGTAGTCGGGTCCGGCGCCGCCAGTAGTGCCACAGTCTGCTGCTCATTGAGCCAGCGGCCGACGCGCACACCTGCTGTTTTCTTTCCCTTGATCCGCTCGATTTGTGCCGCTTGTTCTTGGGCGATCCAGCCGAGATCCGCTGCTTCACCGGCCAGCTTCTTGAGCGCGGCGAGCGCCTGGTTACGCACTTGTGCCGAGCAACCGGCCAGCTCCAAGGCGCGGAGGTACCGTTTGACGCTCTCGCGGTCTAATGCAGTTGTGCCGTCTCGCCAGCGCAGCCAAGCGCGGATGCGCGACTCGTAGACCCGGCGAGTCGTGGCGGCCAGGCCCGATAGTGCCGTGGAGATGGCACGCTCTTGGAGCGAGTCACAGGGCGGTACGAGGGCGATAGCGTCCATCGTCGTCACTTGTTCTCTCCTACGCCGTGGGAACGCAGATACCCTCTCTGCCATAGTCGTCCGTCTTCCCACTGGGGACCGTAATCTTGACCGTGATGCCGCGCGGGTCTCCCGAGAAAATCACGCCGAATCCCTGCCCGAGTCCAGCCACAATCGCGCTGATGCGCTTCTCTAGCTGTGCCTCGCGCTTCTTGCACCATTTCGCGTGGCGGTCGTAGATCCGTTGCAGCTTGTCGTTGGGCAGGTTCGCCTGTGCGTATGGCGTCAGCTCCGGCCCGTTGCACACGGCCTTTTGGATGTGCGCATAGGTCTTGCTGTGACGGCATAGCAGCCGCGCGGCTACAAGCGCATAGGGCCTTTGTGCCGGCCGCAAGTAATCCTCTATGCCTAGTTGCAGTTCCGCCTCATTCTGTAGCAGCGTTTCAAACGCAGTACGTGCTTCAGACTCTTTCCGCGTCATGATTTTGTCCTCTCTTCTGTTCCTTCCCGCGATATAGCCGCCGGTTGTAGTGCCGTCATCTCTCGCCGCCTCCCAGCGGCTCGCTTGTCCAGGTGGCCGGACTCTATACCGGAGTCCGGGCCGGTCGGGTGCTACTCGCGCCCGCCGATTGTTCCTCTGTGCGTGGTCACGATGTTGTATTCGTATGGAAACTCCGACAGGTTCGCTAGCAGCCAGTCTAGATCCGCGTCCGCTTCGAGCGCCTTACTCCATCCAAACGTGAACAGGGCTTTGTGGCTGTAGTAAATGAGATTGTGCAGGATGCGAACCGGGCAACCGTGAACAAACAGCCAGTTTTTGCCGTGGTACTCGGTGTACAGTTCCGCCGTCTTCTTGTCGAAATTCTCTTTCAGGTTCGCGCCGTACTTCTCCCGTGCGACGCGGGCGCGCTCGCTGCCCTTGCCGCTCTGTTCTGCCTGATAGATCGGCATCAGTTCTGCCGTTTCCTCTGGCGTCAGCGGAGCGAACGTCTGATGTAGCACGGGCTCGATGCGGGTGAGATGCAAGTCCTCCGCCTTGAGGTACTCGCTGCCCAAGCAGGCATGGCAGAACGCGGGTGGAGCTGGCACGTCGCGCTTATCGTATTGCTTGCCGCAGTACCCGCATTTCAGCCGGTTCGAGCGGACCTCGATCATTTCGGGCGTCATGTCGAGGTAGTGCCCGCGCTTGAGATACTGATTGCCACAGGGCCGGTAGTCCTGTGCCCAGTCGAACACCCGAAGCCCCTTGTCGCTGACGCCTTCGACGGGCGCGGTGTTCCATTGGTTGTCAAACACAAAGGCAGTGTCGAGCGTCACGGCGCGGCCATTCCACGCGGGTTGATTGTGGCTGCTCTCGCCGATGGTCTCGAAGCACTTAGTACCTTGTGCTTTCATGCGCTCGCGTAGTGCCTTGTAGTCCGCCGCGCCTTTTGGCTCGTTGACGTAAAAACTGTAGGTGTGAATCGTTGTTTGCATGGCTTCATTCCTCGTCAGATTCTCCGCGCGAATCGGCACGCGGGCCGGTTGTGCTAGTTGAAAAATCGTTCCAACTTTTTCGCCCCATTGGAGCGCCGTACTGACAATTGCATTTCGGTGTGAGGTCCATACGGTTAGTCCTCGTCCTCTACTCCGGCGAGCAGATGCACTTCGGGCCAATCTTGGCAGATGCCTTGCCAGTAGCACTTCAATATCAGTGTGAGCATGACCAACGATACCATTACGACACTGACATGTCAAGGATTATAATACGTGTGATATCAATAGTGTATGTAGGACGTACAAGACTGTGGAGGCGAAACGTAGGGGAATTATATACATGGCTACATCTAAACTGAAAAGGCAAGGGGTTATCCCTTGCCCTTCCGCGCGGCCTTTTTTTTCCGTTTCTTGGCCGCTTTCGCCTTCAGTTTCGGATGATAGTTCAGCACCATATCTGCGATCTTTCCAAGTTCCTCGGGAGGCTTCATGCTGTGAGCCTCCGATACGTAATCCGCTTGCCCTTCGTCGCGTCAACGAAGCTATCCAGCCGCCGCGTGGTGTGGTTGGCGACGTTCCCCTCGTTAAGCCGGAAGGTGAACTCATCAACGTATCGAGCCAGATGCTTTTTGCTCGCGTGGTGATAGACGCCGTGCAGTCCGCGCTTCAGGACCGCCCAGACGCTCTCAATGCTGTTCGTGCTGACCGGCCCACGCGCGTACTCTCCCGCGCTGTGATTGACCGTAGCGTGACGGTAGAAGAGCCCGTCCAGGTCGCTGAAGCAGATGTGATCGTCGGTGTAGAGTTGCGCCCCAACTTCCACGTTGCCGTGAATCTCTCCGTGGATATTGTCAAGGGGAATTATATACATGACTCCCGCGCCTAACCACGTTTCTCCTCGCGCTTCTTGCGGCGCTCGCGGCGCTTCGACGCCTTGGTTTTTGACTTCGGGTGGTACGCAAGTACCACGTCAGTTATCGCGTCCAACTCAATCGGAGCCTTGGGCTTCATCGATTCACCTCGAAAAATGCCTTTGCAAAACCAGGGGCTGTCTTCTCACGCTCTCGCTTCCAGGAACTAGACATGCGCGCTATCGTGCCGGACGTGTGACCGCTCGGCATTCTGACAGTCGGGGGAGTTGCCACGATGTTGGTGGGCTCCGGCTTCCGCGCCGTTCCCCAGATGTAGGTCTGCTTCACCCACGGGTCGCCATGTTGCCACGGTTGGAACTGCCAGGCAGGGGCGGGAATCTCCGGCATGAGCTTGCGCTGACGGCCGGGCGGATTCTCCAGCGCCCACCATCCGCGCGCCTTCTGGCAGATTCGGAAGCACGCGCGGAACAGTTTAATGGCTCGCTCGGTTGTCCCATCCGAATCCATCCGAGGCCACCAGCGGGCACCGGGCCGACAGAAGGCGGCGCAGCACGGAGCGGCCAGGACAGCCCACGGGTCGCCGCAAAATCCGTAATGGGGAAGCCAGAACACGTCGTATCCCTGCGTCAAGTCCTTCCCCACACACCACAACCTTTCACCGGCCTGTACCGCTCCGACGGGATACGCGAGGTCAACACGGACGACGGTGTACCCGGCATCGACGTAGGCTTGAGACCAGACGCCAGAGATGTCACACAGGCTGATGACGAGCCGTTCGATCACGCCACCACCTCCGCCGTAAGCTGCTTGTATGTGAGCCGCTTGCCAGCGATGGCGTCGATGAAGGAATCCAGCCGCGCCAACGTGTGCCGTTTCACGTCGCCTTCATTCAGCCGGAACGTGAACTCATCGACGTACCGGGCCAAGTGCTTGGGGCTGACCTGATGGTAAACGCCATGAATCCCGCGCTTCAGAACGGCCCAAACGCTCTCGATGCTGTTGGTGTTGGCCGCTCCCCGCGCGTACTCGCCCGCGCTGTGGTTGACCGTATCGTGCCGAAAGAAGAGCCCGTCCAGGTCGCTGAAAACCATGTGGTCATCGGTGTACAACTGGGTGCCAACTTCAACCGCATCGTGAATCTGGCCGTGGATGGCGTCAAGGCTGCGAACCTCGGTAACCGTGGCCCGCGTCCGGCCTCCGCGTTCGCGCATTCCCAGGACGGCGGTTTTTCCAACGGAGCCGCGCCCGGCGTGGAGCTTCTTGGACTCGTGCTTGTTGGCTTCCTTCCCGCCGAAGAAGGCTTCGTCAATCTCCACGATGCCCTTGAGCTTGTCGGTGGTGTCGGGGCCGCTGCAAGCCTCGCGGAGCCGTCCCAGGATAAACCAGGCGGTCTTCTGAGTGACGCCGATTTCCTTCGCCAACTGCATCGAAGAGATTCCCTTTCGGGCCGTCACCAGCAGGTACATGGCGTAAACCCACTTATTCAGCGG